AAACGCGTTGTTGGATGTCAGGTGCGCATTAACCTGTACAACCTTAAAGTTACCAGTCTCAAGAGTTGGTGAGTCTGGAACCACTCCAAGTGTTGATGGTGGGATCGAGTCATCTTTTAGTGCCTTGATCAATTGACCAAAGTCAGAGACTTGCTCCTTGTAGTATTGTGCTAATGTCTGAACTTCACCATTTGCAAGTGTGATGATCAAGTCATTAGTATAGATCGCAGTACCAGGTGACCAGAATTCAGCCTCTAGGTTTGAGTCTGGATCAACAGGCTTAATAAAGATGGCTGCTCTCTCATCGAAACCAACGTTGATGTCGATAGAAGAGTAAGCCTCTTTGTTTTTATAAACTTTTAGTTGGGCGTTGCCGACTTTAATAGCTTCATAGCCTTCTAGTAGAAGTAATTCAACCTCAAGTGTATCTGAGTTAAGTGCTACGATTCTGTATTTAGTCGAGTTAGTGCCGGAGTTAACAAGTAGTTCATCACCAATCTTAAGAGTCTCAGTATCTGTTTGAGACTTCTTAGCATCAGTATATGTTAGCTTGTTTAGGCTGTATAGCTTTACTGATTTAGTAACTGAAACACCATCAACAACTACATTTCTTTGAGCAGTCTTTACTTTAGACACATCAAAGAAACCCGCGTATTGTGTTGATCTAACTGGAGCATCAATAACCTCTTCGGCAAAGATGTAAGCAATGTTGTTAGTTTCTAGATCAGAAATAAGGCCATTGATCTCAATAGAATCAGAGCCTTTAATATTGTTATCGAACCACTCAGCAGAAGCTGCAACAGTAGAATCGATTAGGTATCTTTTAACTTTGATCTTCTCAGTATCTGCTGGAACTTGACCCGCAACGTCAAGCTGAATGCTTAGCAATGGATTAAGGAAAGACTCAAAGAAGTTATTTGATTTAGTTGTAAATGTTCTAGGTGCAGATACAGATGTAACTGTCTTAGCAGGCGACTTTAGCTTAGACTTATGAATCTGTCTAAATGTACCATCAGCCATTCTAACAGCTGCATCACCTTGGCCAAGACCAGATAGAGACTTAAAGTTCTGATCTAGTCTTTCGATTTCACGCTTAAGGTATCCAAATGCTGGGACTTGAACTGTCTTAAGATTACCAGACTGGTCGAATAGATCAACCGTTACTGTCTTCTTATCAGTCGTAATCGCTTCAGAGATCTTCTCATAAGTCTCCAAAGAGTTCTGGTTCATTTCCAGAAACTGTCTAATGATTTGTGAAATACTGTTATTTGCCATCTTATCTTAGTACGTCTGTTGCAAACGTTAATGTTAGTTCATCTACACATACCATTTCAATGTATGGCTTAGAAGCATTTAAATCGCTTGTTACGACTGTAGCGACATTCTGCCATCCACCTTTCTTGTCAGTGTAAATGTTGATGTTATATCCGTCCATATTTAGTACACTATCAAAAACAATCTTGAAAGATTGTCCATTGGTCCACTTATATGTAGAATCATCAATGTATATATTTACGTCCTCAATCGCGGTAGTTGACGTAGTAATAACTCTAAGCATGTTAGAGAAATCCTTTAGTCTAACATACATACCATATTGATCGGCAGTATTAGGATCAAATGCATCGATCTTCACACCGACTGCACTTGTATTATTATCCCATTGGAATAGAGTTGGGAACTGATAACCCTTATTAATGTTATTAATCTTGATCTTGTTTGCAGTAGACTTATCTACCTCAATACCAGGACCTGCAAAAACAACGTTAGTATTATATTGTACTTCTGTTGGAATAGTACCGTTTACAATACTATTAACTCTTCTATTAATCTCAGTGATCATGTCTAGAAGAGAAGCTTCGTCAGCATAATTAAGAGAAGCATTCTCAACTTGAGTTTGAAGACTAGCAATTTGAGCAGACATTTCTTGTGCATCTTCAGATGAAAGAACCATGTTCTCCATCACATTCAGTCTGTCAAGAATGCCGGCATATCTATCATTAGCTTGCATAAGTAGCTTGGTAGCATTCTCAAGAACAGAAGTAGTATCAAAGAACAAATCCATTGAGAACGTTGTAAAGTCGTTGATTGAATTCTCAACGCCAACATTATCAAGAGATGTGTTATACTTGATATTAAGCTTTAAGGAGTATGCATTACCATTTAGACCAGTGACAGAGTTTGGCTTGTACTTGATAAGCTCTCTAATGTTACCATCTTGAAACTGATCCAATAGAAGGATACCGTATAGGTTTGTAGCTCTGTTACCAGGATTTGTTTGTGAGTACAAATCATAGTAAACTAGAACAGCATTAAACGTAAAGTTACCACCTCTTTGTGAAAAATCATGTAGAGTATTGATAGAAGAATTTACGTTAACTGCATAGTAGCTAGCCTCGTTGAAATCAATACCTACAGCTGGTGTAGTATTTGTATTGATATCATATACTGGAGTAACACCATCAATATCATGCAACGATAGTACACTTAGAGAATCTGGATGGCTAGATCTACCATTAATATTTGTGCCTGGAGTTAGAGTCAGGCTAGTTGTATTGTATGTGTCTTCTTTAAGAAGAACTGTTGGTGTATAACCAACTGAAGTAGGAACGTTAATGAATACCTCTTGGTATGTGTTAGCTGCGTAATTCTTATCGTTGATTACGTCGATAGTACCAAGATACTTAATCAGTCTTGTGTAATCACTACCAGTACCAGTTGCATTAGGAAGTTCTACGTATCTACCTAAAGTAGAAAGAGCCTCTGAAGATGAAGCAGCTTGAATCTTAAAAGAGTCAAGAGCTGCAAGATACTTAAAGAAGATTTTCTCGGCATCTGACTGATACATTACAGGATCAAAGTCATCGTCATTTCTAATGATCTCCTCTAGGTTTAGAGCATAGTTCTGAAATGACATTGACCAGTTCTCGTTATCATCTGTAGAAAGCGTAGGAAGTGACCATGGCGTAGCCCCTTCATACAAGTTTTCCCATTTAATAGAGTTGGCAGTTGTACCAGCATTTACTTCTGGAAGATCCAATAGAGCATAGTGAGAGAACTCGAACTTCAAATCCGGGTCTCCTTGCGCTCTAGTTAAATCTCTAGCCGCAGAAGCAAACGCGAACATAGTTCCGCCTTGCTCTTGAACTTTTCTTACTAATGTTGTTGCCATTTAATGCCTAATTATTCTTTTATCGGCTTAAGCCGTTTTCAATTATACGATCGTTACGTTGAACGAACCTAGGATGTACCAAGATGCACCGATATATCTTAGAGTAAGAGTACCGTATTGTTGGATATCAATAGAAGTAGATACACCTGCAATGTTACCAACTACAGCGAATTGTACACCAGCTGCATCATTTGCAATAAGTGTGATTTGCTGTCCCTCTTCAGCTGCATTAAGTGTAATTGGTGTTGCGCCAGAATCGATCATGTATGTGTTTGAATCGAAACCAAGTGCAGCAGGCATTGAAGTTGTGATAATCTCCTTGTCGTAGATAACTGCGTCATTGAAAGTAATTTCACCGTCAACTGCAGTAGCAGCTGTAAGAGTGTTACCAGCAGTTTTAAATTCAGCAGCAAGACCACCATCAACTAGTACGCTAGTAGCTTCAGCTGCAGCAATACCAGTTAGGTTACCAGTAACAGGATCCAACTTAGCAGTTACAGTAACCAACTCATCGTTGATAGCTGTAAAATTATCGTTCAATGTAACCCTAGAAGCTGATAGGCTGTCTGTACCTTGAATGTTTGTAATAGTCGCCATTTGTTTGTATTTTATTTAATTGTTAGTGCGTTTTTTACCAGTTTGTTAGTGTTACCGTTAACATCAGTAACTTCGAGCTCAAGTGTATAGTCACCCCTGTGCTCAAAGAGATATGTTAACCACTTACTATTGTAGTATATATCCTCTACTTCTTTACTAGTATTATGTAGTTTCCAGTCATATTTTAACTTACCAGGCATTCTAGACTTATCTACTGAGAAAGTCATGTGTGTAAGTAGTTCAATTTCAGCATGTGCCTCAGCAATCTGAACATCGTTATATGTTGGATTATGTTGTGTATAATTCTGTCTAGCATCAATAGTTACAACAGTAGGGCTAGTTGATGCCTGATCAACTGTTACAAAATCATAGGATGAAGAATACTCCTTACCGACTGCTAGAATGTACAGACACTCGTCATTAAAACCATCATTATTATTATCAATAAACACTGGGTTATAATTGAATTTAGAGATGATAGGATCTGTAGATGTATTTAGATCGTCCGCTGCTTGTTGCCAAGATGGCAAGTCAAGTGGGTCATTAAGATCAAAGTTAATCGTAGCATAACCGTATGCATAGACACCTTCACTTACTTGATGTTTGATTTCAATGATTGAATCAATGTCAGCTTGTGTGATCTTAAATGAAGCGGCCACATCAGCACCTACGTGAGTTGCATCCCACCAAGTGTGTTTACCATCATTCCATACATGCTTTTTAAGATTCTTCCAGAAGTATGGCCCTGTTGTGTCTGAGTATCCAGTAGGAGAAGATGGATCTAGATATCTTCTAACCATAGAGAAGTTAATACCATCAGTCTCATCATGTAAATAGTTAGCCCTATCAAGAGTCAAATAAAGTGTACCAATCTCTTGGTCAACTGTATCATCGTTCTGTTGTGGAAAGCTCCATGAACCACCTGCTTGACCCCACTTAAAATTAGAAGAGAACCAATCATATTTCTCACGATCCATCCATCTATAAACACCATAGATCTCAACCTGCTTCATCTTAACTTCAATAGAATTAGGGTATCTTAGAACTGTAGTGTTATTGAATAGATCAATTTGTTCGAAGACAACTGAATAGGTTCCTTTGTATGGAAGTGCTATAGCAACCTTTAGTACATCATCAATAGATCCTGTGATCACCTGCTTCCAGTTCTTAGGACCTGTGATTGTCCATCTTAGTTCATACACATTGCGCTTCCACCAATTAGACCAAGTGATGTAAGACTCAGCATCATCCCAAGTAAACATGGCTGCATCCCATGTGTCATCAAAAGAGGTACACTCAAGCATAATAGGAGCACCAATAGGAAGAGCCTCTGTAATATCAGCAAACGTTGTGCGAGTTAAATTGTAATAGTTATTATAGAATGCAAGTGTGTCGGCATATAAGGTAGCCCTGTCAACACTTGACAGATTTTCAAAGTTTTGTTCCTTACCAGTATAAAGATTTGAAACTAAATTTAAATCTTCGATAAAAGCTTCAGCGTTGTGGATCTCAATCTTAGGTTCCACACCAGCTGTCATGGTAGTAATAGGATTCTGGTTATTCCAGATATTTGTATTATAGTTCGTGAAATAGTCGGCCTCACCAATGATGTCAATGATCTTGGCATTTAGTGGTAGATATTCACGCTGTAGTTTAGACTTAAGACCATAAAGCTTGATTAGTACCTCGTCAGCTGTGAAGTCAAATACTTCATCAACTTCTGGAATATCCCACTTGTCAAAGTTACCATTAGGTGTGTTTAGTTTATAGAATAGACCAAATCTAGATGTCTTCTTATATGTTGAAGAAGGCAGTCTAACACCCATAAGTTTGTTAGAGACATAAGCACCCTTTGAAGAGTTAGGTACTTCAAATGCCTTAAGTTTACCAAACATAGGTGATCTATCGTCAATGACTAACCAATATTCTTTAAGTGTAAGGTTGTTATATCCAAAGAACTTAATAGCATTTACAAGAGCCTTATATGTTCCAACGAATGGTTTGATATTTGAAAGTTCTAGTAGAAGTTCTCTACGCTTTCTATTGATAAGAATCCAGTCAGGAGCTACCTCGTTGATGTCATGATCCTTAAAAAGGAACTGATCAGATGCAGTAAAGTTTGCACCTAGGTTACTAAGTAGAACAGAAAGTCTTTCTTCTTCAGCAACAGTCTCACCATATACTTCGATCTCAACAACAAGAGTGTTATCAATTACATCAACAACATGTAGGTATCTAAAGTGAGGTCCTTCAACTTGAGAGTTTAGGGCAACGTTTACCTGAAGTGCCTCTCTAGTAGATGCGCCACTTACAGTATGAATGCCATCAAGTGTACTAACTGCAATTGAGTTATCTTGTGGATCCAAGTAAACCGAATCCTCAATAGAAATAGAAACATCACCATCGGATAGTGACGCTGTAAAGAGATTGATATCTTTACTAGTATATTCAGTGTCCGCAAACTTAAACATAAATTGAGAACCAACGTTAGAACCAATTGGTGTCATAAGGGATGCTGCACCATATTGTGTAACAACCTCTTCTAGAATAAAGATAGTAGCAGCTTCGTATAGACCTGTTGAAACCTCATTTAGGTTTAGAGTACCAGTATAAGCACCGAGTGCCGAGTCAAAGCTCAGCTCAATTTCAGTGTTCATGCCATTAAAGAATCTAAGCCCCTGGTACCTCATTACTTAACTTTTAAATAGTCTTTCGGCATTGCAAATGCCTTGTATAGTTTTAATTGTGTTACGGTCTTAACACCGTTCACAAACATATCTTGAATGAATCTAACGAAATCAAGCATTGTATCATTACGAGTAATGTGTCTCGATAGGCCTTTAAGCATCAAGTCATTCGTGTAGTCTCTGCCTTCATTTAGTCTACTATCGTTAGAAGACTTAGCAATATCATATCGCTTTCCTAACTTGTATTTCCAAAGGCCTCTGTATAGTTCGTCTGCCATTATAATGCTCTTCTATTTGCTGACTGTATTTGTGTATATACTGATCTTGGGATAGGCTTACTAAAGTTAATAGAAAGTGCAGCCAATTCACCGATTCTAGCAGAGTCATTTACTGTAGCACCGTCTCTATCTGCCCATCCACCTCTAAACATAGCAACTTCTTCTTTACTCAAGACGATATCACCAAACTCATCAAGACCTGTAACATTCTGTCTTACTTCAGCTGGAATACCTTGAGTCTTATCAAATGTAACAGTGCTAGAAGTAACAGTCTTCTTAAAGAACATCATTCTATTTTTACCGTTACCAACATCTTCAAGTACTGGAGTTTGTGGTGTAATAGTAGTTTGTGTAACCGTATACGTTCCAGTTCTCATGGCATCTTCTTCCGCCTTAGATAGAAACTGTACGTTTACAGAATCAATACCATCAATACCTTCTAGTAGTGCAACGATGTCTGACTTAGGAAGTCTATCACGTCTTGTAATAGAAAGGATATATTGTGAAATCTTGCTTCTTACAACACTCATAAGTTTAACTTCATCAAAGCCTTCAAAGTGTCTGATCCAAACATTCATTGCATACATCTTAGCCTTTGGATTCACAAACGAAATCTCAGTAGTTACCATCTGCTGGCCTGAAAGTTCAATAGCCTCTCTAATACCTTCTAGTTCAGACTCCATAAAGAAGAACTCTTCTTTAGGCATAGAGAAATAGTCATGTCCTGTTCTTAGCTTAGACTTAACGTCTGGTAACAAGAATAGGTACATAACGTTGTCATCGTCTAAGTATTGATCATCAGTCAGGTTGTATGCATCGATGTAAGAGAACATGTTATAACGCGCCAGGAAGTGCTCGTAGTTCTCTGGTGTAGCCAACACAAATGACTTTGAGTTTAGAGGTGCAATAAGCTTTGTAAATTCAATTGACTCAGGGTCAGCACCCATCTTAGGAGCTGAAGTTACTCTAACCTCGATAAGGTTGTTTAAGTTATATTCATTACCGATACTATCAAAGCCGGCTGTTTCAAATTCAAATGTGATATCAGGAGCATCTCCTAGGTTACCTGCAGAACCGCCTGTTTTAATATATTCAACTAGGATGAATGCACCTAGATTAGGCATCATACCGAAGTTACCATTACCAAAGAAAAGATCAATACCACCAGTAACACCAGTTCTAATAACAACACCTCTAGTCGTTGCGTTCATATCGTAAAGGCTATTGTATACAGTCCATTGTTCACCATTTACTGAAACATATACCTTGTCATGTGCTGTAGCACCGCCAGTCTGAACATTAAAGGTTTGGAACGGTTCACCAGTACCAGTAAGAGATTGTCTCTGTACCTCACCTTGAATAATAGGTATTCTAATAAAGTTTCTTTCAGACTTAAGTAGTGGAATAATATCATCAGAAGATCTTAGTAGATACTTTAAGCCATTGTTCTGTGATTTAATAACAGTGTTGCTAGAGATGTATAGAGTTTCACCTGCAATAGTGTCTTGTTGGCCTGGCTGCCATGCGATTTCAATTTCGCCCATAGCAGAGAAACCTCTAGTTGCATTGTGACCTGTAAGAGCGGCTAGGCCATAGATTGATTCAGGTTGTTGAGCTGTTAAAATATTCTGCTCAACAGTAGCGTCTTCAACATAGTACATGATCATCTCAGTAAGCTCTGAAGCCACCTTGACCATTTGCGCAAATGGAGAAGCTGAAGTAAATAGATTATTGGCACGACCATAAACCCTGCTCAAATACGATTTAGTATCCTCCTGAATTTGGGTAGCCTTGACTCTTGCGGCACTAAGAAAGTTAAAATCAGCCATTGATAGGGTTTATTAATTTATGTAGACACCGACTTGATACTTAGAATCAACTACAATGTCAATTTGCGCAATGTCACGTACAGTCCCTTTAAAGAAAGATACAGACACTTGCGTGTTATATTTTTGTGCTAACGGTGAGAACATTTCAATTTGCTCTTCAATGAGTCCTCGAATCTGCCCTTCGTTATAGTTTAATGTGTACACAAGGTCTTCTAGATTAGCTCCTAGTAATGGTTCACCCATAACATCACCCCTCTTTGTGAAAAGAATGGTTTCGAGTTGTGTAAGAACCATTGAAATCTCACTCTCAGAGTGGATTTTATATGGATCAAAGTTAGGATCACCGTAAGCTCTAATATAGAATTCCATTGATAAGTTTATATATCAGTTTAAGAATGGAACATCCAATCTGTACCTTCGTCTGTTTTGATCTCTTCGATTACCTTATCAAGTTCTTCCTGTCCCATAGACTGGATAACATCAGCATTGATAGTAATGTTACCAGGTAGATTGTAGCCAAAGATAGCTAGCTTCTGACCAAGAGAAATCTTTACCTTCGCAGCAACATATCTAAAGAAGATCTCGTCACCGAACAGAGCACAATCAGGAATAGTCTCATAGATCTCAAGAATAACAGGCTTGTTTGGTGTTTGACCTGTGAACTTAAGTTCATGAGTCTGTTGTGAGTAGTGGAACGATAGTGGATTTTCTAAGATCTGGCGCGCCATGTCAAAGAATGATTCGTTGATCACATAGTATTGTAGGTTCTCAGCACCTTCAACAACAGATGAACCGCCTGAATATAAAGAACCAAATAGGGCTCTTTGAATATCAAAGTCACCTGTTGTAAATGTAATAGAAGAACCAGCACCATATCTAGATCCAACCATAGCAACAGCGTAGATAGAATAGACTTCGTTACCTCCAGTCGCTGGGTTTTCACCAGGCATAGTTAGGGCCCTACGATTTTTAAAGTGCTCAGACTGGAATGCCTCTAAAGGAATATACAAGAAGTTCTCAGTCATTGAGTACTCATAGTTCTTGTAGAACCACTTCTTTGCTCTTTTAATAATATTGTATACCTCGGCTCTAGGCAGATTCATAGGAATCATACAAGAACCTGTTACCTCACTTGCAATCTCATCGATGAAATCATTCAAGCAGTTTGGATCATACGATGGTGGTGTTGTTAAATCACCTAAGTTACCTTCGAAAATATCTCCCATTTTCTTTAGTCTATTTTTGTAGAGTTCACAATTTCAGTTCCGTCGAATTGTGCATGTTTTTCGCTGTATCCACCCTCTCTGAAGATACCCGCTTTCATTTTACCTTTAAAAATACTGTCAACGCCAAATACATAACAGTCTTCTAGGGTACAACTTGCATGCGTATAACATGATTGTACCTTAGAACCTTTAATAGATGTTGATTGAAATAGATTACAGCTTTGTAGATCAGCACCTTCAATTTTGCAACGATATAAATCACTTCTTTTTATTTCGCCTCTAATCTCACAATCAACAAATTCATAACCAGATAAGTTATGTGCTGCCATTAGTTTACCGTCTTTAACCTGAACCTTAGATCTATCGGTATCATAGTTGATATGACCCTCGATTAGACCGCCTTCAGTAATAAGCTTAATGACTTGCTCCTTGATCTGATCCCAATACATATCTATCGTTTCACCACGATTACCACCATCAGGACTTAAATCAAGTGTAAACTTAATATTCTGAAAGTTCTTAAAGTTTCTGTGGTCCTTGTATAGATCATATGTTGGTTTTAACTTGTTCATGATCCTACGTAGTTCAAGTCTGTTCAACTCATTCAAATCTGGATTAACACACGCATTCCAAAGCTGAATCAAGAACAGGTCCAATAAATGTAGGATTGTTGTAGTCTTCTTCTCGTAGTCTTTACCACCTAGATATCTAAACTCTAGATAGCCATCATTTTGCTTTAAGAAGTTAACACCATAATACTTAGTATCTGGATATTTAAACTGCTGTTTTGAGATGTGGTTTTCATCAAAGTTAAACAACTCGTTTTTAGGTAGAATATACTTAATAGACTTTGCGTAAACGAGGTCCCTTCTTTCAGGGAAGAACTTATAAACCTGATCCTCTTTAAAGTCAAGAATAAACTTAAGAGTATTCATATGTGTGATGAAATTTGCACCCACCTGCTTCTTATCAAAAGAAACATTCAAGTGGATACCTGCTCTATCTGTAGTGTATCCATTTTCCTGAATCCACGCTAGAGTCTTGATAATAATCAATCTTGCATCAGTATATGCAAGTGCGCCGGTCACCATTTCCATGAGACCGGCACCACCTGACATATCGGGTTCTATCTTAAACTCTCTATCGGAAGGTTTGAAGTCCGAGTGTGCTTTTTCTTCGACTCTGACCTTTCGGTTCAGTACCTTTCCAAGCATTTCAGCAGTCTGTTCAACCGAATGGTTTGAATAAAATTCAAACTCAATTCCGCAAAAAGCTTTTAATAGAATATCTTTGTTCGCTTCGTTTAGCATGGATATATTGGAATCTTACTATTTAAGATTATATATCCGCCTCAGAAAGCGTATTAAGTTATTACATAATGACCTTCAAGAATACTCTCTTAGTGTCTAGATCAACCTTAGTAACTTCTACTTTGATCTGTTCACCCTTAGTAAACGTATCCTTTAGGGATGTTCCTTCTGGGAACTCTGAGATATGCGCCATACCAACTACAGAACCATGTACTGAGATGAATACACCATAATCCTTAATAGATCTAATAACAGCATTTTCAACAATCATAGGTACCTTCAAAGTCTTTGAGAACTCTTCCCATGAAGTGTCTTCCTTAACCTCTGCAACTTCTTTTTGTGTTAGGATAATCTTCTCATTTGATACGATCTCCTTGATCTTGAACTTAACCTCTTCACCTGGTTGGATGCTTTGAGATCTGTGTCTTTCAGCAAGGTCTTGATCTAGGTCATTAACGTGAATCATACCTGTTAGGCAAGTATTAAACTCAACGAAGACACCATACTTAGCAGAACCTGTAACACTACCAGTATACTCGTGTGTCATATTGTTCTTCACCTCTTCGATTTGGTGTGGGATCATAGCCTGTAGATACTTTCTGTGTGATACGACAATAGTACCTTTTTGTGCAGAGAAAGAATCTGGAACAACATACATCTTTGTGCCAATGATAGACTCAAAGTCATGTAGCTTGTTAATACCTGCCAAAGAACCTGGCATGAAACAATTAATACCTTGTACGCTGACAATGTAACCACCGCCTGGAATCATCTCCTTAACAGTACCCATGTAAGCAGTACCACCTTCATCTGCTGCAACTCTTAGTTCAGCAAACACACGCTGCTTAGTTCCTTCAGAGATAGACGCAGTTGCGTATTCTTTCGATTCTGTCTTATCGCTAAGGATCTTAATTGAAACTTCGTCACCTGGCTTGATATCTTCAATAACATCACGATCTTCTTTAGCTAGATCAATGTAAAGCATCTCACGATAACCGATATCAACAGTAGCCCATTTCTCACTCATAGAGTGGATACGACCAGTCTCAATACGACCTACACCAAGTTCAGAAATAGTTTCTTCAAACTGTACTGTTGAGATCATGTTGTAAAAGTCCTGTGCATATGGCTCGTGGCAATACACGATATCCTTATGACTTCCAGTCTTAATACGATCGTTACGTCTTAGTTTGGTGTTGTGATGAAATTCATAACGATCCCAATCGAATTCGCCATTAGGCAAT